ACTATTGACAATTCAAGGCTACATCTTTAGGGTGAGGAAAACCTGGCCTAACGAGTGTAGGTAGTTGAAACTTCTTCAGTTAGCATAAACAGGAAGGTAGTCTTATTGCTAAGAGGCTTCCGAACACTAGCAAATACCTATGCTAGTTTTAGTAATATACAAAGTATATCACATTTTAATTAATTTGTCAAGACTTTTTTATCTTGCAGCACCAGTTAAATCATATATAAATGTACCATTTGCTATAGATTCTGTGATTGCTTCTTCATTCTTTTCCCATTCTTTAGAGGAAAGACTTTTTACGCGAGACTCAGACCAAGAGCTTTTGTCTTGTGTCTTTGGCTCTTCTGCTCTTGACGTTCTTTTAATTGACTTAGCTGCATCTTTATTATTAGCTTTAGGTTTAGTCTTTTGTGTTTCTAGTTTATATAAGTCTATAGCTTTTGCTGCAGCTCTTGGGTCATTGTCATTTTCATACAGTGCTGACTGTATCCACTTTGGCTGTTCTGCAACCCACTCATGGAATGCTTCATCAGCCCTAATCTCTGCAAAGTCTGGATGTAGCTTCTCTAACTCAGCTTCAGCTTTTTGTAACTGAACTTTAGTTTGCATTTCATCTACATATTTAAGTCTTTCTTCTACATCCTTTCTAGCTTCTATGGCTTTCTTTGTAGCAATAGTTTCTACTATCTTTGCAACGTCTGGATATTTTTCAGTCCACTCTTCTAACTCTTCATCAGACTTTGGTAGCTTCACTTGTTTCTTTGTTAAGCTTTCTACCTGCTGTTGTAATTTACGTAGTTCATCCGTATGTTGATCCTGTAGCTGTTGAGTGTGTCTTCTAAGATCACCATACCTTTTCTTAAAGGTTTTCTCTTCAGCATCTAGATTCTCATCAGACTCTTCTACTTCTTCTTCTGTAGGATTTCTTTGAGCCTCTAGTTCTTCGATCTCTTTTTCTTCTTCTTCAATAGTCTTTTTAGTGTAACGCATAGGTGCGTTTTTTACTTCTTGTTGTACTGCTTCCATTTTATTTACTTTCTCCTTTGGGGGCATCTAGTAGCTTTTCACCATGAAAAGGGTAGAAGGTAGCCCATACTAATGTCACACCGTTACATCATCTCTAGGTGACATTAAACTTGCAAGAGGAACATAACCAACTCCCTCTATATATACATTCTTAGTTATTAAGTCTGAAATTACATCATCAACTTTATCTTGTTTTATATTTTCTTCTTTTATTTCAAGATCCATATCGCCAGGTTGGCTTGCATCTTTTTCTGCTGCTTCTCTTCCTGCCGCAGCTTTCTCAGTAACATCTATTCCCATTCTTTCACCAAGTTTTCCTAAACCATACAAACCTCTCTCTACCAAACCTTTCTTAGACTTCTCAAAGGCTACATCTAGTTCTGTAGCAGTTTCATCTAATCCTAACGCTGCTTTTTCAGTATCAGGCATACCTGCAAAACCTGCATCCCTATCGAATCCAAAAGAATCTTTATCCTTGTCTTTTTGCCCACGATCAAATCCAAGTTCTCCTGGTGCAGGTGCTTGTCCAGTCGGTCCTAGTCCACCATAAGTTCCTGAATCTGATCCTGGTGCTGGACCGCCAGGTTCGCCCATGCCGCCCATTGGATCATCTTTACCAGGATCTTGATCAGTTGAGCCTGAGTGATCTCCTGCACCAACATCACCACCATTAGTCATCATAAGTGGCTCTGGACACATCATACCTTTTGGTTTAGCTGATGCAATAATAATAGTACCTTTGGTTACACCTTCTTCTCCTTCAGCAAACTTCATCTCATCATCATCGTCTTCAGGCTCACCATTCTTATCTACGTTCTGGATCATGCCTAGATCTTCCATCTGCTGTATCTCTGCTAATACCTGACGATGCATATCCATTATACGCTCTAGTCCTATGTATCTCACTACATTAGCAGGTAATACATATTCACCTTCTGACAAGAGTGCAGGTATATCGTCTGCTACTTCTTCAGGTTTAGCTAGAGGTGGTGGATCACCTTCATCCTCATCCTCATCTTTCTTACCGTCAAAGTCTGCTTTGACTTCACCACCTTCTTCAAAGTTTGCTACATCTTCTTTAGGATCTGCCTCACCTCCCATTGGCATAGGTTCATCAGCAAAGAAATCTGTGTCATCATCAGTATCATCGTCTGTATCAAATCCACCTCTAAATAAATCTTTTATAAAGGTAAAATCTCCAATTACATCATCGTCTTCATTTCTAGGATCTGCTTCACCTCCTACATCCATAGGATCATCAGCAAACATATTTCCAGTTTCAGATCGCTCTCTTGGTTCTAGATTTCTATCTAATCTTCTTAAAGTGCTACCATAACCTAGCTCATTAGCATCCTCTATAGGAGTATCTTTATCAAATGTGTCAGTGAGGGCATAAGATATACTATCCTTTTCTGGACTTTCAGCTAGTTCTTGATTTACAGATGCAACATTAGGAAGTAATTTTGCACCAGCAGGAGATTTAACATCTGTAGGAATAGGTAATTGAGAGCGTCTTTCTCTTAAAGCTTCTCGATTTACGTCAAATCTATTTATAGCATCACCTGTTCCTATTTCAAGATCATCACCAAATCCTTTTGGTCTTCTATTTATAATTGCTTTTTTAGGATCGCTAAATGATGCTTCAAGTTCTGGATTTTTTTCTATTAATTTACGTTGACTACGTTGTATTGTTGCTGATAAACTTCTTTCTGGCGGTAAATCCATGTCATCAACTATCTTGTCACTATCTTTTTTAGAAGGTAATTTAAATGATAATTGTCTAATAGCACTAGTAGGAGTTTGTTTATCTGTATCAGGATCTAAACCTTCTTCACTAAATAATTCTTCCATTTGTTGTGCGGTAAGATTAGGTTTATCGTCTGCTCTTTCAGAAGCACCTGCATCACGGGTAAAAAGATTTTTTAAAAAGTCCATAAATGTTTTAGGATCTTGTTTCTTTACATCTCTTATAAATTTTTCTTCTTCAGGAGAAAGTTTTTGTTCTTGAGATTTTTCAATAATCTTTAAGGCTCTTTTATTTTCAGAAGGTTTTAATTTAGGCAACGGTGGTGTAAGTTTCATAGTGTAATCACCAGCTTTCTTTATGCCTTTATTCTGTTTCATAAATCTATTAGCTGCACTTCTAGATTGTGTTTTTCTAATATCTTCAACTATATTAAAATCAAATCCTTTACCAATAGCGCGAGGATAAAATATAGCCATATTTACATCGTGCTGACTTCCGTTTCTAAGTCTAGCTAAATTACCTGCCCCTATGCTAGAAAAGTATCTTTCAACAAAACTCATCTGTTCTCTTGCACTCATTTTAGATAATGCTTGAGTTGTTGTTCCTAGTTTTCTAGCAGTTTTTTCTGTAAATTGAATTAAACCTCTTGCAGTACCACCTGCTATATTTTTTTGAGAAGGACTAAATGTACCCATTGTTTCAGCATTCATTGTTCTTGCTAAATACATAGGATCTACTTTTAGTTTATTTCCTAAACCAACTATAAGATCTGCAAAATCTTTTGTTTTCGGATATTCTTTTATAATATCTTTTTCAGTGGTTGCCATACTAATTTCTCCAATTGTAAAAAACACAAACAACAGAGGAACTAAAACAAAATTTTTAGCTACTTTTAGCAGTTGTCTGTATCTCTAGTCGCATACTTTCCATACGTTTAAGTATGTGAAGTTGTCCTTGCGCTCTGTATATTTCTATATCATCATCACTTTGTTCTAGGATACGATAAGCATCTTCTTTCTTCGTATTCAGGTATATTAATAATAGTTCATCAAAGTCTGGTTGATTTACTAACGGTATTAGATCTTTTGCTGTCTTCTGATCAAGCATTACCACCTGCCTGTTGTTGCAACATAGCCATTAGTTCTGGTGGTAGTTGTTGTCCTTGACCACCTTGAGCCTGTTGCTGTTGCTGTTGTGTTCCTGCATTAGGACCACCACCTGTAGCAAATCCTTGTTCTCCTGGTGCAGGTGCTTGTCCAGTTCCTATATTACCTCCACCTGTTCCTGTTGGGTCCATAGGTTGTGGATTTTGCTCTGCCATCTGTTGTTGCATTTGCTGTAGTAGTATAGCCTGTCTAAATGCTTCTTCAGGATTGTTTGTTACCTTCTCTACATCCAGGTCCATTGTCGCTGCTATCTCACGCATGATGTATGGGAACTTAGCAAACGGTGCTAGTACAGGACTGCTTGCAATCTGTAGGAAACTAATAAGACGTTGTGACCTGACTTCGTTCTTCATAAAGCTTTCTGTGCCTCTAGCTCTAATCTCTAGATCACCTTTTATGTCTGGATCAAAGTCAAACTGCATATTGAATGCAAACAATGCTTCACCCATAGGACGTAGCATATAGTCATCCATGTTCTTAATCACAGTACGTATTGCATTACTGGCTGCACCCATCAGCATAGATATACCTGATGCAGTTCTACCTGTACCCATAACACCTGTCTGTCCGTATGAGTATGATGGAAGTCCTGATGACTCATCAGACAATACTCTTGCTTTATCAAACAACATCATATTTTCACTTGACACGTTTGGAAACTTAGTACCAAATATAGCTTGACCTGGCGCACCACCCTGTCTCCTGAATATCTTACCGGGATATACTGTAAGATCCTGACCTGGTGCTAAGTTTGTTTCGTCAACCTCAATCAATAGATTACCAGATAAGATAGCATTGTCAACAGCTAATCTCATAAAACCGTTCATTAATGTTTGGGTATCGTCCATGTTCTCTGCTAGACCTACACCAAAGAAACTGTATGGGTTGATCTCGTATGGACTTGCAACGTATGGGATACGCTTCGGTGTGAATGGGTTGATTACAAATCGTAGGATCTCTCCATTACAAACCCAAGCATTGATCTGTATCTCATCATCTTCTAAAAACTTCTCAGGTATTTCTAGACCTTGATTCTCTACAATCTCTCTATCTACTGTACCCCAAAACTCTAGTACCTGAAATCTTTCTACATCACCACTGTAGCTAGAAAAACCTTCTCCACCAAAGTCTGATGCAACATCATTATCATTTAGACTTTCTTCCCACCACTCTTGATTGTAGCTCTCACCATACTTGATCGCATCATCGATAGCATTTGATCTAAAGAATGGACGTTTCTTCAACGCTCTTAGTTGTGGTCTAGTCATGCGATGACGTTCTACAGTATACGTAGCGTCTTCCATATTGTATGCATCTGGATCAGGATAGAAATCCCAAACAGATGTATGTTCTACTTTTGGAATTGTTTTTATAATAGGATCGTAGTCACCTTCTTCATCCCAATTAGGATACTCTTTGTCCAATGCGAATGGACCTTTCATAACGCCTGTACCAAACAGCACACACTCAAATACAGAGAACCTTAATTGTTTTGTAGCTGATGACTCTTCTAGCTGATCCTTAATCTTCTTTTCCATCCTCTTAGCTGCAACCATAGCAGGATGAAACGTAACAGCAGATTGTGTTTGACCTGGCCCCTCTTCAAGACCTTCGATATCTTCTAGGTCTTCTTGTTGTGGTCCTAGTCTATCTCTAAGCATATCGGTAGTATCTCCTGGCTGTAGATCATTACCATCACCAGGACTACCATATATATCTCTGATCTGTTCTAATGCTTGCTCCTGCTCCTGTTCTTTTGGATCTACGTGAACAGTATCAGCTACACCTTCAGGCAATGCAGTCGGTTCTACACCAATAGGAAATCTGTTCTGGCTAAACAGAACATCTACCAGTTGACCATATGCAGCTAGAACTTTTGTCTTAGTTACTTTAATAAATACGCGAGACTTTTCTGTTTCTGTAAACTGTACGTCAGGTCCATATATACCACGATAGTTTTTATACGCCTGTACCCATCGTTCTTCATCAGAGTATCTTCGTGTCCTTGCTCTTTCATAACGAGCTTCAACGTACCCAACTAAACTATCATAAGGACGTTCATCTTCAGTTTTTTCTTCTAAGGCACTCAACTCATTTTTGTCTACCATATTTTTTCCTTTTCGGCTGCAAGGTTCTATTTAATTTCTTTGATACAACTGCTAGGTTTTTTCTTCTATTATCTCTAGGATTACCATTTTTATGATGCACCTCCATACCTTTTGGAGGTTTTAACATTCTTCTAGCTTTGTTTCTTGCAGCTCTATCTAGTTTTCCTTTAGCTGTTCCTTGAGTTCTAACATACTCTTTGCGATAATTACGTGGTTTTTTCATGTTAATCCTTTGAGTATGTAGCCCATATAAATACACCAACAGCAAGCATTAATGCTAAAACTATAAGTGTAATTACAAAAATCTCCATATTAATATCCAAATACTGAATCGGAAGGTTGATACCTTCTCTTTGGTGTATTCTCGTATGCGACCCTTACATTAGTCGGTCTAGACATTATCATATACCTTAGTGCGTCATACAAGTGATCTTCAGCTTTGGTATCAACGTCTTCAGGATTGCGTGAGTCTACTGGTAGTGCAGCTAACTGACTGATAAGATTTCTACAGTTCTGCAATATTTTTAACTTTGGCTCTCCTGTATCTTCCTCAATCAACAGACGCTTATGCATTTCAATCTTACCTGCAACCCTAGAACCAGGTGATCTGTCTGATGGTCTAAATCTACAACCTTCTCTATTTATTGTCTCTGCAATCGATGGTCCTACATCACCTCGTTTAGCCCAACAAGAACTATCTAACAAGGCATCCTGTATTCTACCATCATTCTCTTCTATTTCCATAATCATCTGACCTAGTTTATCAGCAGTCAAACGGTTAACGTACAACTCTCTATATATCCACAAACAACCATCAAAATCAACAGCCCCCCAAAGAACAGCGGAGTGGGCCGCGTATCCGAAGTCGGCTGCTCTAATCTTTGTCCAACCCTTCGGAATCTCAAAACTTTCACACGTATGCACCGTCTTATCGAACTCAGGAAAAGCACCTTCTTCAACTACATCCCAATCGCCATATAAGAACTGCTTCCTCTTAACTTCAGGTAGAGAAGCAAGCATTGCAACATAACTAGAGTCTTGTGTCAGGTACGGATTATCCCATACAGATGCAGCAATAAACTTTCTAGTTATCTCGCTGGTTAATGTTTTACCATCTAACTCATACTCTATTTTCTCAGTCACCCTAGTATCTGGTTCAGCAGGATCGATAAAAACTTTCTTGACCCATGCAGATCCTATGTTACCAGGGTTTCCAGTAGCCCTCATATGAAGAGGAATAGTGGGATCTGTAGTACGCAAAGATGATCTTAAAAAGTGCCAAACATCAGGACTTGCATACTGTGGTAACTCATCTACTCCAATCCAAGAGTAAGACTGGCCTTGATACCTTAGAACATCTTGTAAGTTCTCACAGTATCCAAACTCTAGTCTTGCTCCACTAGGAAAGTACCAAGTGTTTTCTTGGCTTTTCCATTTAGCTCCAGGTGCAGCTTTAGGATATAATTGCTGCGTCTGGAATATAACATCTCTTAACTCAGGCATAGAACGTCTAATAAGTAACATTCTAGCAGCAGGTTTATCTACAAACCTTAATGGTGCAATTAGTAAGCTATATGTCTTACCTCCACCTCTAGCACCACCATAAAATACTTCTCTTTCATTAGCTGACAAAAACCTTGTCTGTGGACCTGGGTTTGGTCTAAAGATAACTTCAGGTTCAGATGCAGTCTTCTCCGTAAAATCTAATACTTCTGGTTCAACAGTACCTGTTTTTAATGCTTTATTTAATCTTCGTTTTGCTTGATCTGCTTTGATCCTAGTTTGCTTTTCTGTATTTTTGAGGTCTTCAATCTTTCGCTGTCTGGGAGATAATAAACGTCTGCGAGACTTTCTC